CACGTGTTCCATGCCGGGTCGTTACAGACCCGTTTGGCGCAGAGGATGGCAAAGCGGACCCGCTGCTCCACGGAGATCGCTGGCAACGGGATCTGGCAGAGCGTTGTGAAGCTGGTGCAGCCAACCTTCAGCCCGTGGTCATCCCGCTCCACAATCCCCTCGCTCTCCCAAATCAGAGGATCTTCGTAGTTCCCTCCGATCGGATTGAGGAGTACCGCCAGAAGGGGATGAGTGTAGGCATGGATGTAAGCCTCCGTACACAACGCACCCTTGCCGGGCGCCGTGTGCGTGACCCCCTCGCCCCACTGCGTTTCGTTGGCCCCCCCCGGCCGCGTCCGCCCCTGTTGATCCGTCAGCTTGTAAAGAGTGGTCATGATGGAATCCTTTCTGCCTTGATCGAGTCGGGACACCGACAAGCCGAAACGTAGTTGATGGCCGCTTCGGCCAGCTGGCGAGTGGAGTGGGGACAGATGTAGCAAGGGTCGAAGTCGCCAGGACACTGGGAATGCCCGCCGGCATGATGGTGCCACATGTTGCCCCCAGCGCCCTTGGAAATGATCCCGTTGTCAAAATCGTCCTCTTTGCGAATGCGGGGAATCTTCGCCGCAACAGCCTTTTCGTACTTCGCCACGATCTCGGCAATCTCCGCTTCCAGGTGGTCCCGGAGCGCTGGCGAAGCGTAGGTGCGGCGATGCGTGGGGTCCGCCACAACACACTTGGGAACACAGTCGTCAACTTCGAACGCCGTACCAATGACCACGGCTCCGATCCGCTGGTAGTCCCGATCCGTGAGGATGCGCGGAACGTAACCACGCTCCACCAAACGCATCATCGTGGCTGGACGATCGTCCGTGACACGCCAGTAAATGGCTTTCCCCTGGTAGCGGCCCCTTGCCGGTACGCGAGGGATTGGGCGTCCTGTATGCGTCAATGGCTCGGCTTCGATGTCTGTGAACGGAATGGTTGTCATGGTTCCTTTCCTTCCCGCCGGTCAGTCCCTACCGGGCGGACCAACGCCATCCGCCCTGGCGTGGCGTCCGTACGCTAGGCCGGCAGAATGGGCAGCAAGCCGGCTGATTCACATTCGCGCTGCGTGCGACCTGAGTAACGGATGACGTACCCATCACGAGTTGCGAATCCGTGGAGCTTAGTACTCCATTCGAAACTTGCACGCTTTTTGCCAACGTAGGCGACTACGCGGGGATAGCAAGGCTGAACCGCCGAGCAGATCGCATCACGAGTTTTGGAGCAGACCCAGAGGGGAATGCGTACCGTTTCGATCGACGGCCCTTCGAGAATTATTTCGTAGCGGGTTCGGGTTCCGGTAGCGATGGCCATGGTGGTCCTTCCGTGGCGCTGGCCGTTTCGCCAGCCGCAGTTTCGTTCTACGCGCCCCCTCATGTCCTGTCAAGCCCTGTCCCCTTTTCTTCTGAAAAGAGTGTGTTAATTAGAGAGAAGAGATACCTTACCCCGGTACCCTATCCACGCTTGACAGGCTCCAGAACTTGCGACGAAAATTGGGGCATGGCCAAACGTGGGCGCCCGTATACCATCGATCGCGACGCAATCCGCCCTCAGCTCATAGAGGATCTCCGCCTCGGAATGCCGTTCCGATTCGTCGCCGACGGCGTGAATATCTCGGAACCAACTCTCGTTGAGTGGATACAGGGCGACGATGAGTTGGCTATCGCCCTGAAAAACGCAGTCACAGAGGGCATCCGATCGAGGCTTAAGATCGTCGACGCTGGAGGGCCTCAGTGGACTGCTGCCGCATGGCGGCTGGAGCGACGCTACCCTGAACACTTTGGTCGCCAGGACCGCGCCGCATTGGAAGTCAAGGATTTGGCTGCGAAGCTCGGCAAGGAGCTCGGCCTGAGTGCGGAGGAGTCGAGCCGGGCGGTGCGGGAGGCAGAGGCGATCGCGGCAGAGGCGATGCGATCCGGCGCCGTTATGTCTCCTTCGAAGAGCAAGCGGACATAATGGATATAGTGCGCAGTTGAAAATACCCTAGGAGGGTAGGGTAATGAGCAACCTGACCTGATGGGCAAAACCCTGACCCCGGAGCAGATGCGGTCGGCCGCGATCGAGGGTGTGCGGCGCGTCATCGAGAGCCGCGGGCGGCTCCGGGCGCCGCCGATTCTCCCGGGTGACTGGCGTGAGCTGTTGCCGATGATTGCTCCTCAGCACGTGAGTCGGGCCTTTGCGCCTCATCATGAGCAATTCTGGGACTGGGCCTACGCGATCCCGGCTACGGGCTACGTGACGCCGTACGTGGGGATCTGGCCGCGAGGCGGAGCCAAGTCCACGTCGGCTGAGCTGGCTGTCGTGGTGACGGGGCTGCGGCGATCCCGGAGCTACGTGCTCTACGTGTCTGGCACGCAGGACAAGGCGGACGACCACGTGGCTAACGTTGCCCGCCTACTGGAGTCGCCGGAGGTGGCCCGGCTTGATCCTGTCTTGGGCGCTCGGCGCATCGATCGTTACGGGCCAGCGGCATGGCGTCACAACCGGGTAGCTACCGATTCTGGGCTGACGGTAGACGCGGCTGGCCTCGACAGGGACATTCGGGGAGCCAAGCTTGAGGAGCACCGTCCGGACATGATTGTGCTCGACGACATTGACGAGCCCCGAGACTCGGGCCCTGTGACGGCATCGAAGCTGGAGAGGTTGACGCGAGACATCCTGCCGGCTGGGGCAACGGACGTGGTTGTATTGGCGGTCCAGAACTTGGTATCGCCATTTGGCGTGTTTGCGCGGCTGGCCGCGCCGATACCGGAATTCTTGGCGGACCGTTTCCTCAGTGGGCCGATACCGACGCTGTACTCGCCCGTCATTGACCGCGAGGCCGGTAGGGCGGTATTGCGTAGTGGTACTCCTAGCTGGGAGGGTCAAGGGCTGGCGGAGTGTCAGGCGTTCATTGACCGTTGGGGTCATCAGGCGTGGTTGCAGGAGTGTCAGCACGAGGTTGAGGCAGGCGGTAGTCCGTTGGTCTACCAGGTCAAGGAGCGCAATCTTGGCAGAGTGGCGGAAATGTGGAAGGAGTGCTCGGTAAGGGTGTTGGGGATCGATCTTGGGGGTGGCAGTGATGCTGCGACGGTAATTCCGTTGGGGTATCTGGCTGCGAGGCAGGGGCGTCCGGCGCGGATCGTTCAGGTGGGCGAGTCCTACAAGACGGGGGGAGGGGTGCCAATGGATTGGTACATTAGTGAGGTAGAGCGGTGGCACAAGCTGGCGCCGGTGGCGTATGTGAGTGTTGAGCCGCCGGGGACGAGCGAGTTGTTGGCGGCGACGTTGCGGCGCTATGGGTATAGGGCGGAGAGGAGTAAGCTACACCGATACGAGGGGATCGAGATGGTGCAGTGGGCGCTTGGCGAGGGGTTGCTGGTGATTGACAAGGGGTGTGTTCACACGTTGCAGGAGGCGAGTCAGCATCGGTACAAGCTCGTAGCCGATCCGGTTACGGGGGAGTTGCGGCCGGGGAGGGAGCCGGACGGGAGTGCGAACCATGCGTTGGACGCGTTAAGGTATGCGTTGACGGCGTTGGTGTCGTTTACTCACAGGCCGGGGGAGAAGAGCAAGCCGTTGAAGTTTGAGAGGGCGAGGACGATGGGGGTAGCGGCGAGGGCATGACTGACGCTGCTGTCTGGGCCGAAGTGTTGCGTCATCTGAAGGGGATTGTCGCTGCGCTGGAAAAGGCGCAATCTACGAAGGAGCTTCAGGATTACTCGTACGAGTACGAGATTGGGAAGAGGAGGGTATCGCCGCTGGTCATCCCTGAAGGCATTGAGCGAGTCGAACAGCCAGCCGCTCCTTCTAAGGAAGGACCCGCGTAGTGTCCAGCCGCTCCTTCTAGGGAAGGATCCGCCGGGCTCCTGGGGAGCCCACTTGCCAAAAGTTACCACCCCAAGGACGAAGGGGCACAAAGGGCATCAAAAAGCTCAGCGGGCTGGGCATTATAGCGCTCAGTACATCCAAACATACCGGCACAAGCTCCGCAGGGTGCTTCGTTCTAGCGGAAAGAAAGCGGCGGCGGAGTATCAGGCTGTCGCCTTTCCGGTAGCGTTGGCGAATAGTTCCAAATCGAGGGCGGGATAACGATGTCAGTTAAGATTCCCGCGGGGATGGCGTTTTCGGAAAAGGATTGCCAGGCGATCCTTAAGCAGCTCATCGACCGATATGAGCAGGGCAGCGATGGGAATGTGGGGGCGTTTCCGAAGTTGAGGGTGCGGCGGGATCATTTCTTCAATCATCCCAGGCACGACCCGTCTCTTGGGCCATACATCAGTGGGCCGAAGTGGCAGTCTAATGATTTGCGAGAGACGTGGGTCAAGATGGTTACGCGGCTAACGGAGAATGAGTGGTCGGTCAGTGGCAAGCCGATGATTCCCACGGCGACGCAGGAAAGACGGACGACGGATGTCGAGATGTTTTTCATGTCTGGCATTCGGAACGGGGAGCAGCGGCAGGACATCAATCTTCAGAGGTTGTTGGCGGACCGGGTAGTGAGGGAGGGGCGTGCCTGGTTGCACGCGAGGCCGTTGAAGGACATGTGCCCGCCGTTGCCGGACGCGGTGATTCTCGACAGTGTGCCGGGGGTGGGGGAGCAGGGGAAGTACCGCAAGAAGAGGCAGGAGGCGGACAAGGACGGGAAGTACGGCTATCGGTACGAGGAGATATTGGAGAGTCGGGAGAGGCGCCAGGTGGAGGATGGTGCGAAGGCAGGGTGGCCGTGGTTCATGGCGGTAGCGCCGGCGGGTGCGGTGATGGAAGTCAAGGACGAGTTGGGGTTGGCGCTATTGGTGTGGGTGAAGCAGGTTGGGGTGCTTGATTACTCGAAGCGGCTGAAGGACCGGGACAAGATTGTGTTGTCGGTCAACCAGGTAGACAAGAAGGTACAGATTTTTGTCGAGGGAGAGGCGCCGGCGGGACGGGGTGAGGGGTCGTGGGGGGAGATGGTCGGGATCGCGGAGATTTGGACGCGGACGGAGTATTACGAGCTTGCCACTGACAGCGCGTTTGTTAACGCGGACATGTTGGCGATAAGTGGTTGGCAGCTTGTGAAGGCGTTTCCGCACGAGTACGAGGAAGTGCCGTGGTGGAAGTGTGCGGCGCTGGAGGCGGACGACCCTGACCCGGCGAACCAGATAAGCGGGCCGTTGGACGGGGTTTACAAGCAGAAGCCGTTTTTCGATTTCACGGTGGCGATGATGCACTTGCTGTTGCACTCGGCGGCTGAGCCGGTGTGGTGGTACGAGCACACGGTGACGGGGTTGCCGCGGCTCAATGAGCAGGGGGAGCCGTTGTACATGACGGGGGCGGCTGCGGCGGCGCAGGAGGTGCCCGAGGGGTACACGCTGAAGCAGTACGCGCCGGAGTTTCCCGAGGCGATTGTCAAGAGCATGGAGTTTCAGAGGCAGGAGATGGAGGACGCGAAGCCGGCGACGGGGCGGGCGGAGGCGCCTCCGGGCCGCGTTCCAGAACCCTGGGGGATGCGGATGTTGCAGGCGGACAACAGCATTGAGCCGTCGAACTACAGTGATGCCATCCGGGACACGTTGACGAAGATGGTTCGGTTCATGGCGAAGATACACTCGAAGGGAGTGTTGGGAACGGTGGCGACGTTCGTGCGGGATGGGGACAAGCGGAAGATGATCGTGTTGGCGCCGGAGGACGTGGAGTCGCTGGACCTGGAGGCGCAGATTCCGACGGAGAGTGCGGCCGAGAAGATCACGTTGCAGCAGCACGGGATTGCGATGTACCGGGACGGGGTGCCGGGGATCACGGCCGAGGTGTTGATTGAGAAGTACCTGGGGATCGAGAATCCGCAGGACTTCTTCCACCGCTGGCTGGCGGATCAGTCGTTCAATGCGGACGTGTGGCCGGGGATGAGCAAGAGGATTGTGGCGGAGGAGTTTGGGCACCAGGTATTTTTGGGGCCGGACGGGGTGATGTTGAACGCTCAGGGGCTGGCATTGGAGCTGGGGAAGACGGCAGCGGATAACGGGGTGACGGCGGTGCCGCAACCAGGGCTTGAGCCGGGGATGCCGCCAAACGGTGCTGCGGCGATGCCGCCGAGCGGGCCGATGACGGTTCCGGGGACGCTGCCGGTAGCGGGGCCGGGCGCATGATGAGGCCATACTACGAGGACTCGAAAGCGGGCATTGTCATCTATCACGGAGATTGCCGGGAGATCATGCCGACGCTGCCGGGCGTGGATCTCGTCCTTACTGATCCGCCGTATGGCGTAAATAAGGCTGAATGGGATGAAAGCTTCCCGACGGAATGGTTTGCGGAAGCGGCACGACTTGCTCCCGTAATGGGCATGATGCCCGGAGTTTGGAACCTTTGCGGCCTTCCAAAAGAGATAGGCCGGTTGAGGTATCGCTGGGTGTTGGTGGCCCATCTCATCAACGGGATGACAAACGGGGCGATCGGTTTCGGAAACTGGATTCCGTGCGTCGTGTACGCCGCTGAGGGAATCAGTGTGTATGTCCAGGACAGCGATATCAAACGCTTCGTCGTCGGTACCGAAGCTAAGATGGATCACCCCTCACCGAAGCCCTACAACGTCATGAAGTGGCTTGTCTCTCGCTTAGCGGGCAAGACCATTCTCGATCCCTTCATGGGCAGCGGCACAACACTCCGGGCTGCGAAGGATCTCGGACGCAAGGCCATCGGAATTGAGATTGAGGAACGGTACTGCGAGATTGCCGCCAAGAGATTGAGTCAAGAGGTCTTCACACTGAGAGGGGATCTGACATGACCGAGAACATCATCGGTTCGCTTCGGAACCACATGAGGGAGATCGCGAAGGAACGAGAAACGGGTTTTCGAGAACAACTTAAAGCGTTTGGCGCAGGGTATGGTCTTAAAGCCATCACTGATGTCCAACACAGGGAATGGTTCGAGAAGACGGTGGCGAAGAGTCCGCCGGTGGAGCACTCGTTGGACCCGAAGAGACTGAATCCGAGGATGGCAGGGTGGCTGGCGTTGCTCGTTTACCAGGGGTTTGCGGCCGTCCTTCCGGGGAAGGAGACGTTACTGGGGTCGCCGTGGCTGTTGGATCTGGGGATGGCGGAGAATGGGCCGGAGGAGCTGAAGCGGTATTTAAGGACACGGGAGTCCTTCCCCGGAAGGATGCAAGAGGAGGGGATGCCGTGACGATTCTGGAGCTTTACGTCGCGGACAGGTATGCCAGTGTTGAGTGGCTGGCGTGGGGGCGGGGGATTGTCCGTTGTCGTCACGAGATTGTGGATGGTGGCGGGCGGTGTCTGTTGTGTCAGACGGTCGAAATCTGGGGAAGGAAGAGATGAGAGATGCCTAGTCCACAAGAATGGCAAGAACTGGTCCGTCGAGGGTGGATTGCGGACGGGGTGGGGCATTACAGCCCGGATGGTGGTGGTTCCTGGTACAACGCAGACATGTCGCCGTACGGTGCGCCGGCAAGTCCTGGTGGCGGTGGTGGTGGCGGTAGCGGTGGGGGAGTTAACTCCAGCACTCCTGGTGCTGTTTTCAACTTTGTTACCGAGCAGTGGGAGATGCCGGCGGCTACAGCTAAGATGTGGACGGGTAACGGTCCGCAGGGCTATGGCACTTACTACCTGGACGATAATGGCCAGCCGGGGACATACATTGGTAATCCACAGGCCCCGTCGCAAGCGGGCGTTTCTGTATCCCTGAATCCAGGTTCCACGTCGGCGTGGTCTCGGATTACCGACCCGGCAACGGGTGACGTGTACGACTACAACGAGTTGACGAAAGAGAAGGTGCTGGTTTTCAAGGGGAAAGGGACGACAGGGGGCGAGTCTTATCCCGGTAGCGGTATTACCGCGCAAGGCATCTCGATCTACGCCATCCCGTCGAGCAAGAGCCCAACGGGGTATGTTCTGGCTGACGGGAGACCCGTCAATCCGGACGGCTCGCTTTACACTGGGGGAGGCGAAGTTGACACCCCCACAACCCGCCAGGATGCCACCGGCAACACCTACCAGTTCAACCCGAAGACTGGGAAATGGGATCTTCTTTGGGGGCCAAAGCCCAGCACGCCGAGTAGCGGCGGCGGCGGCGGCGGCGGTGGTGGTGGCGGTTACTCCGGGCCAGCGCGCGACTACGCTGGCGAGGCGGCGGCGGGCGATGCGGCGGCGATGCAACGCTTGCTTGCTCAGCAAGGATTTCAGGGGGGGCAGAATGACCTCGACCGGGCGTTCCAGCTCTGGAAGACAACGGAGGAGCTGGGGCTGTCGAAAACCAGTCTGGGCCTCTCGGCGGCGAAGCAGCTTGCCGACGTGATTGGCAGCTACGACCCGGCGGCGTTGCCTGCATTCTACGCGGCGGGTGGCGGGAACATCATCAACGCGCTGAGGGGTGGGGCTACGGCCCTGTCGAGCAACGCCATGTTGCCGGCGGCGCTGACGCTAGCGTTGCAGCGAGGCATGGGTAGTAGTGGGGGCGGAACAGGGATGCCTGCCCCGGGAGGTGGAGCTGGGCCCGTGGCGAGTGGGACGGATATTCCCCCGCCGGTGGCGGGCAACGAGTTAGGAGCCGCTGCCGGAGCGGTATCGCCGGTGGCGACTGCCGATGCTGGAGGGGCGAGGCGTCAACCTTCCGTGGTGAAGTGGGCCGATACAAGTCTTGCGCCGGCGATTCCTTCGCCTGGTGGTCTGTCAGACAGCCAGCTTGCCTGGGCCAGTACACAGCCGGGTGGTGTAGAGGGCATGGTTGACCCGGAGACGCTGGCTCCGTGGTATGCGTCGCAGAAGCCGAAGGTATATGCCGAGGGGCCGAATCCGGGAGGGACGATACCGACGCCCGAGAGTGCCACGAAGCCGTTAGCCACAACGTTCGAAGAAGCCATGGGTGGCGAGTACACGATCGATCCTGTAACAGGGCAATACGTCAAGAAGATGGCAAGGGGCGGGATGACGCGGGCTCAGATGTTCCTGGGGGATGAACGCGGGCGGGAGATGTACGTCAACCCGACGGGGGCGCCGATCGGGGTAGTCCCGCACGGGCAGACGGAGCGGATGATGGATCGTCGCAGGATGACGGGGGTGAAGGGGTTTGCAGGGGGGACATACATTGGTTCTGACCCCTACGCCAGCATCGCGGCTTACTTTGGCGATCCGATGAACCTGACCTCTTACTACGGCAATCTCGCGGGTTCTTACCAGGCTCCGGCTCCCGCGCCAGTACCGGCGCCAACGACGTACACAACGCAGCCGATCACGAACGATGCTGCCCCAGCGCAACAGCCGGTGGCGAGCGCTCCTGTATCCCCTTCCACAGTGAGCGCCCCACCAGCGACGGCAGCGCCACCGCCGCCGTCATTGGCTGTGCCGGCTCTGCAACCCACACCGTCACCGGGGGCTATCCCCGCTTCTCCTGTAGTGTCTCCAACGGTTACCTCTCCGCCCCCGGTGACGGCCACTTCGCTTCCAATTATGTGGGAGGGCGGCCCAGGGGGTGTCGATCCAAACAACCCGTTAGGCCCCCCTGCGCCGGTTGTGAAGTCAGAAGGTGGTCTTCATTCTGCGCCTCCAGCCACGCAGCCGGGCTTCCTGCCCGGCATCGAGTCGATCCCTGCGAATCCATACCAGGCACCGGTCCCGGCGGGACTGGAGTCGATCATGGACGAGATTCGTAACCTTCGGGAGAACGTCCAGTACCCGCAACTTAACACGCGGCACATCGGCTTTTCGTCGTTGCTGGACTCGCTGAAGAAGCTCTATTTCCAGGGCGTCCAGACGAAGTATGGGGTGCCGGTAGAGGATCAGCTTCAGGAGGAGTTGATGTGGAGGTTGCCGCAGGCGTCGAAGAGCAGCGTTAAGGTCGGGTATTGAGTGAGATCGTAAAATGGTACTTCTCACCACTGACGAGTATACGGGCCTAGAAACCCCACGCCAGCCGATCCGCGACCCGAACAATCCCAACGTGATTTGGGATGAAGGAAAGAACGACTGGTACGACACCGTTTCCAGGCGGCTCTGGGGGCCTAACAAGGACTGGGGTTACGGCGCCACTCCCGCCGGGCCCACAGACTGGCAACCTGCCTACGACGTGAGCAAGTACACGCCTGTTCCGGAAGAGGGCGTTGTTGATCCTACCGGGGAGTATTACGAGAAGATTCCTCGGGGATTGTTGCCGGGGGTTGACGCTACTTATGGGGCGGAGTACGCGCAGGCAGAACGTGACTGGGAAGATCGATTTCGGGCAGCCGAGCCGTTGGCCGAAACCAGGCTGCCTTATCGGGAACAAGACTGGCTTCAGCAGCCCGCGCCCTACATGGGGCAGGGCGTCCGCAAGGCGTTCGACATTCAGGGCGTCACGGACCCGACGTACCAAAACATCCTCGACATGTGGAAGCCGGAGCCGGAAGCGCCGTTCAGGGCCGGGCCGGGGGCGGCGCTGAACACGGGGTTGCCAGCGGGGTCGGCTCCGCGAATGACGCCCTGGGGAGAATTACCGATCGAGCGCCAACGCGAAGTTGAGATGCAGGTCCCGGCTTCGACGTTGCAACGCGAGTACAACCGTGGCTTCGGTGGGACAACGCCTGATCCGTTTGCGTGGGCAATGCAATCGCTGATTCCGAAAGACTTGCTGAGCAAGGCTCCGAATCCCTGGTATTTCCCGGCGCGTGATGTGATAGGTGGGTTGACGAGTCCGTTGGGGATCGCGACGATCCCGGTGGGGGGTACCTTCGCGGGTGGCGTGGCGAAGGGGTTGGGGCGTACCGGATTGGCGGCGCTGGGGGCGACTTATGGTGCTGAGGCAGGTGGTGCGGTTGCGGAGCAGGTGGGAGCGCCGGAGTGGGTAGGGCAGCTTGGTGGAGGCCTTGCTGGTGGCGTTGGGGGTTGGTACGGCCCGGAAATCGGCAGGGCTGGGGCGAAGGGGCTGGCGAAGGCGAGGGTATGGGAAGCTGAACCTGTTGAGATGATGGGAGGGCAGATTGTCCGGCGTGGTGAGGCGGGGGGGGTGGTCAGGAGCAAACCAAAAGTCGCGGCAAAGAGCACTGATCCTTTCGATGCCGCTGTCGTGAAGATCGAGGATTCACTTAGGGCACAACAAAAGTATCGCCTTTCCGGGACTGCCGAGGCAGAAAACATTGCGGGCCGTGCGGCACAGGCAGGCGCGACGCTGCGGCGGATTGAGAAGGGTTTGAACCTTGAACAGTCGCCAGAAGAGATAGCCGGGGCAGCCAGACAAGCATCAGCGGTTGGCTCTTTCCAGCGGGAAGTGTTGCCTGGCGTGGCCTTTACTGATGTCGAGAAGAATGCAGTGGTTGGCCGTGTTCTCACAGACATCAATCAGGGGAAGCTCCCATGGTTCGAGAATTACCGTGTTGCGGGAGCTGATAGCGCGCTGGAAAAAATCATCGATGGCCGCCGTCTTCAGCCAAATGAATTGGAGTGGGCTCGGAAGACTTTTGGGCCGAAGGTTGGGGATCTGCTGGAACGGCAGAACGTTAAGCTCCCTACCGGGATGGCGCGGCTTTTGCCGGAGGATTTGGCGGACATTGCCAGGATCAAAGCTGCTCGCGGCGAAGCTGATTCATTGATCCGCAAGCAGGAGTTGATCGGGCAGCGACAACGCGAGTTGGCCAGTCAGCTTGATGATCAGGCAAAGCTCCATCCAACAACGCCTGCCTGGAAGAAGGCGGCAGAGGAGGCCCAGCGGCGGGCAGTTCAGGCCGATTCGGAAGTCAATCGATTGGAGGTTCGTGAGGCGACCCGCTGGGCAGAGAAGAAAGCAGTAGTGGCGAAGCGCGAGGAGCAGCAAACGTTACAGAAGGCGACGAACGCTGCCGCACGTAACCAGGAAGTGGCGGATCGGGCAGCACAAGCGGCCAAATGGAAAACCATTGCCGCTCAGAACGAGCTTGATCAAGCTGCCCTTGATGAGCTGAATAACATGGTTCGCACATCGGACGAGATGCGTGCTATTGGACAAGGGCAACTTACGGCTCGCGCAGAGCGTTTGCAGTCTCAGGCTGGTAGGGTGGCGGAGAAAGCGATGGCGCCGCCGAGTCCTGGCCAGGTGCTGGGTGCGCGGGGTGACATCCCTAAAGAACTGTCGCAGTCGGTGAGCCGGGTGAACGCGACAGCGTACAAGCTCATTGATGATGCGGTGGAGGATGAGGGTCAGCGGGTCATCCTGAAGAAAGCAGTGGAGCACTGGACAACTCAACAGGAAGGGTTGACGCGTTTGAAGGGCGATACCAATTATATCGACAAGCGATTGCTTCAAATGGCAGGCGACCCGGCGGATTCTTACCTCGCTACGATTCTTCACTCTCGTAACGACCTGATCCGGGCGTTGGAATATACTGGATCAATGTCAGTGGACGATGCCAGAAAGTTGGCGGACGTGCTACTCGAACGAGAATTAAAGCTGCGATATCGGCAGGGGGTTCCGGCCAATATGCGGCAGTTCGTTGATGAGACAAAGTTGCACCCGTTTGGCCCTGATAACATCATCTCTGGTACGGCCAGCGTCTCTCAGGAATGGAAGAACATGCAGTTTGGCATCGGGGATATGGCTGTGTTTGGGCAGCAGGTTCTCCATGCGGCACAGGGCGGTGGGCCAAACATCATTGCTGGGATGGTTAATCGGATGCTGAACCTTGCTCATGCTGGTATTCAGACAGTCCCAGAAGGGCTACCTCGCCGAATTGCTTTTGCAATCGATGGCGTTCCTCAAGGCGTTATGACGGGCATCACGGACGTGAGTCGTGAGGGAACGCTCCTCCGTCATTTTGGTAGAGCGGGTATGACACTTGATGAGAAGGCGATTGTGCCATTTGTCCGTGCCCTGACAAACTTCCAGTTTGGGAAGGTGCTTGGAAGCATTCGCAACCTGAACCATGAAGGGAACCTGGTCCTGGCAAAGATGGTTGGGCAAGATGTGATGGACCCGAAGGTGCGCTATGCAGCGGCGATGTTTGCGGACAGCAACACTAGCTATTGGAAGCCTGCTCTTAAGGCTCAGCGCGCGGCAGCGGAAAAAGCGGCCATTCTCTCGCCGCCAATGCTGCGTGCCAGAATTGCTCAAATTCTTCAGGTTGGGAAGCTGGTAAGCCCAGCATCTTCTCCTACAGAACGAATGCTTGCAGCGACTGCGATAGCATCATGGGGAGCAAGTACGCTGGCGACTGGGAAACTCGTCACTGACTACTTCGGTGGAGAGATAGAGCTTGATCCATCGAAGCCGGGGTTCGGCATGATGAAACTGCCGGGGATGACGATGCAGGTGTTCCCCCAGCTTGCTGTCGCCAAGGCTGTAGTGCGGAGCTTCCGTGCGCTATCAGAGGGAGATGTCGAGGGGGTGGGAGAGGCCTGGCTGAAGCTGGCGCTTTCCAGTTCTTCTCCGCCATTCAGGATCTTTGAAGCTGCTGCTGGACTCGGATACGATCCGCAACGCGGCTGGCGCCTGGGCGATTATGGGAAGGGGATGGGTGCCGCCGAGCGCGTTTGGAATACGCTACCAATCCCACCGATTGCTTCTCAGATCAAGAATGAGGGTTTCGACGTTGTTCGTTCAGGACTGGAGTTCGCGGGTTTTCAGACGTATAAGGAAGGCCCCTCCGATCAACTCGCGCGCCAGTACAAGGAACAGACCGGGCGAGACTACTGGGCGGACGTGAAGACGGATGATGGGAAGGCGCTTGTCAATCAGTGGGTTGGGCAGGATGCCGAGAGGCAGAAGCTGGAACGACAGGGGCTGGAAGAATCAGCGCAGCGGTCGGATAAGGCCGCCCGCCTTCTTGTAGTGACAGAGATTAAGGATGAGGTCGAGAGGGGGCAGATAGAAGACGACTCGGCGCTAGCTGCGAGGACGCTGAAGCCCGACCGCTGGAGGGACAACCTCCATAGGCGACAGGACATGATCAAGGGGGCGCTCGACGCGGTTTACCACAATCAGCCACCGCAGAAGATTGAGGACATCGCAGACGCCTATTATGCCGAGATCCGCAAGAATGTGGCTCCAAACGGAGTGGATGTCGATTGGGACAAGGTTGACGCATGGCTGGCCTCGCAGCCACAAGAGAAGCAGGCCGAACTTGATAGACTACTTGGGCTGAAGCAGAGCGGCACGGAGACGGTGAAGCGCTACCGGGCCGACGTGAAGACCATCGCAGACAGTGGTTACTTCGATTTGAAGGACAACGCTTTCGCTCAGGCCGTGAAGAATGGTTGGCTGGCCAAGGCTTACGTGGCGCCCACGCCCGGCATGGACTACTACGAGTGGGTTGATTCCATGGTGAAAAAGGCCGCCGCTGGCAACACTGACCCGGCGGTCCTTGCCCAACTTCGCAATGGCATCGAGTCGTACAAGCCGGTGCAGGGCTTCAATGACTGGTATCGGAAGACTTCCCGCGACCCGTGGATCGCGAACAATCCTCAGCTCGCGAAGAAGGCGCTTCAGTGGGGCTACGACGTGACCTCGGACAAGGACATCCTTAACTGGCTGGCGGGGCAGAAATGATGACGCGGCTCGCCCTTCCACAGAAGGACCAGGTGACGACGGGGGCGCGGGCCACACTCACGCTCCGGCTCGTCGCGGTAAGATGCTGCTGGTGCGGGCGGCGTCAAAGTATAAATGTTCCTTCCGGCACGCCCTACACCGGCCTATGCATCCGCTGCGATGGCAGAATCGAGGGAAGGGCATGAATCGGCGTCGGCATGGGAGTTGATTCGAATGGTGGCCTTTGGTAATCTTCTTGAAGGAGGTTTCCAATGGCAACATTTACCGTCATCACTGATAAAGAGGCTCCACCGCCAACGCGGAAGGGCAACGGCCGGTTCGCAGGGCGGATGCGAGAGTACGAGAAGCATATTCAGAGCATCTCCGTTGGTAAGGTGGGAATGCTCACCATCGTGGGCGACGAAACAAAGCGTGGCATCACGCTTCGTGTTGCCCGTGCCGCAAAGCGCCTGAAGAAGAGTGTCCAGACCTGGGAAGTCGACGGGGTGGTTTACTTCTCCGTCTCTTGACAGACTTGCCAATCCCCATCGAAACTGTGCGTAAGCGGGTAGAGCCCGCGTAGTAACGCACGCGAGTGCCTCAACGTAGGCCGATCCTTCTCCGGAAGGGCCGGCCTTTTTTGTTGCCTTGCGTGCCGGGAGGACAGGTCACATGGCTGAAGGCACTGCCGTTGTCGAGGCTCCCCCTGAGCCGCCACCGCTCCTTCCAATAGAAGGACCGGAAACGGAAACTCAGGACGTAGTCACGACCCCGCCAGAAACGGAAGCGAAGCCCCCTTCCCCATGGGAGGGCAAGACCCCCGAAGAGATCGACGCCGAACTCCAAAAGCGATCCAAGGACATCGAAGCCCGCGTCCGTGAGTCCGAGCGCCGCAAGAACGAAGAGGCTCGCAAGAAAGAGATTTCCGAGGCACAGGAGCAGCTTGAGTCGCAGCAATACGCGACCGAGCTTTCCGCAGCTCAACAGAATCTCGCTCGCGGCGCCTACGACAGCTTCGACAGGCTCAGTGTCTGGCTCGTGGAGCAGACGGAGAAGGGCGAGAAGATCGATCGGCAGGCGCTTGCCGGCTGGTGGGCTCAACTCTCGAACACCCTTTCCTCATCCCTTGTCGCGGTCCACACGGACCTCGCGTCGGAGGGGCTTCTCAGCCAGCTCACGCGTGACGGCATCACGATCCCCGCGAAGGAAACGATGGCGATCACGCGGGCGCGCAAGGTTGCGACGCGCAACCCGGCCGGCTATTTCCAGGCTTTGGCCGACGGTGTGCGCGCGGGACTGAAAGAGTCGCTCCGGGAGGAGCTGCGGGCCGAGATCGAAGCCGAGTCTGCGGAGAAAGACAAAGAGCGGCAGATCAAGGCGGCCGAAGAGCGGCGCAAGGTCGAGCCCTCGCCCACGGGCGGGGGCGAGACACCCATGGGCTCGCGGACGGCTCGCCAGATCCTTGACGACCCTAACTCCTCGATCGAGGCCCGTAAGAAGGCGCTCTTCGCGGAGACCGGCTACCAAATGTAGGAGACCCCCATGCCAACGACCACAACCGGGTCCCTTGCCGATAGCCTTCCCACGATGATTGATGCGGCTCGGATTGTCCGCGAACACGACGGAGTGTTTATGCGGGCAACCGATCACCAGAAACTTCCGGAAGGCACCGGCACGACCTGGGACGAGATTTCCCTGGCCCAACTCACTGGCATGAACAATATCGGTGAGGATCAGGATCTCAATAACCCCCAGCAACTGTCCGACACGCTCTTGCAACTCACTCCTGTTGTCGGCGGAATTCAGACGCGGATCACCAACCGCGCCAAGATCCGCATCGACAAGAAGGTGGCGGCCAAGATGGGCGTGCTTTCACAGAACGCGATCACGCGGCTCAAGGATGAGTCGTATCTGTCATGGCTCGACGGTGCCACAACTTCGCTTTCGGGCACTGGCACCACGCTTGTGTCTGGCGTCATCGGGGCGGCTGCGTCACGGATCAAGGGCAACACAACCGAGCCCTCTACCGGAGATCTGTTCACCGTCCTGCACCCCTTCCAGGTGAGAGATATCTGGGATGAGGTACTGGCCGGTATCGGCACGTACACGATCCCGAACGGCATGACCGAAGAGATTTTCCGCAAGGGCTTCATGGGCGGAGTTGCTGGCACAAATCTCTTTGAAGACGGGAACATCGCCATCGATGGGTCCACGGACTCGAAGGGCGGCGTTCACTCACGGGAAGCGGCCGTGTTCGTTCAAGGGCGTTCGCCATGGAACTATGAAAAGTTCCTCCCTGAAAAGGGCGGCGGCGCGACCGACGTTTTTCACTACGACGAGTGGGTGTTCGGGGAACGTAGTCCAGGAAACTGGCTCTACGAAGTGTACTCGAATACCACCGCGCCGACGACGTAAGAAAGGAGCCAGAACATGCGAGGCACTGGTCACGGAAACATTGGCTTCTTCGAAGACTTCCAGTCTACCATCGTGCAGACGCTGTCGGACGCGACGCAGTACCGCTTCAATGACATTCGCCTGATCGCCATCAGCGGCGACGTGGCGATGTCGGCGACGGTGGACGAACCGAACGGCATCGCGGCATTCTCGGGAGCGGCGGGAGCTGCTGACGGCATCGGCCTGGCGTCGATGCCTATGTGCCCCTCCCTGAACGGGATGATCTCGATGGAGGTTCGGTTCAAGTTGAGCGTCCTGACAACCTGGGGCGCGTTCGTTGGCTGGCAGGAGACTGTCAACCTGGCCGAGATCGTGAATCCGTTTACGCTTTCGGGCGGGACGCTTACCAGCAACGACGGCGGCAATGTCTTTGGCATCTACTACGACACCACTGCCACGACCGACGATTGGCGCGTCCATGCGTCGCTCGACGGCACGGAGCTGACGACGGCCGCAGTTACCACGTCAACCGGTTCGGTCACGACCCTGGGCACGCTTGGTATTCGGGCCAACGCTGTCCCGGTGGCCGACTCGTTTATGTATATCCGGGTCGAGATTGATCCCGATGGTGCGGGACGCGTCTACTACGGCGACATTTCCACGACGCCGCAGAACACCGGGCCGAAGCTGGTGGCGACCCTCGCCGCCGGCAACCTTGACACCGCGGCACTCTATCACCCGGTTGTGATTCTCGTTGACCCGTCAACGACGGACCCGACCTGGGAAGTGGATTACTTTGGCGCCGAGGGCGGCAGAGACGAGACGTTCTGATGCCAGCAACATTTGAATTGATCGACACTGTCCAGCGCGGCGTTCGCCGTGGTGGAGCGTCCAAGGGCAAGGAATTTCGCATCGAGAGCAACGAACTCAACGAGCTGTTTGTTGCTCAGGGGTTGCCTCCGTATGCGGAGCTGACCCGCGTCGGCGAAGGCTGGTCAGTCTCGACGGCTACCGCTTTTGCCGGTGTGGTGGCGTTGCCCACGACACTTGCGAAGCTGGAGATCGACAACAACCATGCCACCCGGTGCATGGTCATCGACACCATCTGGAGCTGGCAGCTCCTCGGAACAGCGGTTGTGTGGTCGCACACGCCCTGGGCGCAGGTGGGAACGCCTGTGTACTCAGCGAACACCGCACTCGTGATGTACAGCGCGAACGGTCGCGCCTCGATTACAAGTGCAACCGGGAGCCCGGCGCGGACGGCCGTCGACCAGACGGTTGTTGCCAACGGCTGGCGGCCCTTCCCCGGAAGCACGATGAACTTCGGGCTTGCGGCGGCGACGCCGGGCGGTGCCTGTATCGGCCAGGTGGACGGCAGACTGATTGTCCCGCCGACGATGGCGTTGCACGTCACCGTCACGGCATCGGTTAACACTGCCTCGGCGTTCCATTGCGGGGCGTCGTGGTTCTGGGCCGACATTTCGGCCGAGTAACGAATTCGGGGGCTGCCAGTCAGCCCCCTCCATCAAGTCCTGCCTTTGCAGGTGGAGGAACGATATGGCAGTCTCCGCGATTCATAACAGTTGGCGCTGGGATCGGGCCAATTCGCGTCTCGACTTCTACTACCGTGGAACGCGAGTCGGCCACATCAATACAGCCGGGCTCTACACAGCAGCGCTGCTCAATGCGACGACGACAATCACCGCTGGCACGGGGCTAACCGTCACGACCGGAAATACCACGAACACGGCCGGCGACGTGCGTGTCACGGCCGGGAATGTCCGCCTGGGTGTGGTATCAGCGTTCGCGACAACTGAGCCAACGAGTGCGATTGTCTTCAAGGCAGGGACGGCGCCGGAGGGTGCGATTGCCACGTCGGGGGCGCTCTATACAGACGGGACCAATGTGATGAAGATCATCGCTGCCGGGACCGCGTCGAACGTGGAGACGTAAGATGGCAGTTTCCTCGATTCACAATGGCTGGCGTTGGGACCCTTCCAACTCCCGGCTCGATTTCTACTATCGCGGGACGAGAGTGGGGCATATCAACGCGGACGGGCTTTATAGCGCGCTGCTCCTGAACGCAGCTACAACAATTACGGCGGGGACCGGGGCGACCACGACCACTGGAAACAACGTGAACACCGCAGGCGACGAGCGGATCACTGCGGGGAACCTTCGGCTTGGCGTCGTATCAGCGTTCCTGACAACTGAGCCGACGAGTGCGGCAGTAATGAAGGAAGGGACAGCTCCGGCGGGGGCCATCGCCACGTCGGGAGCGGTGTTCTCGTCGGCTACCGTGATGCGCAAGATCATCGCGGGCTCTACCGTGTCCAATATCCAGGCGTAGGAGATAAGCAAGTGACCGCTGCGCTTTCCGAGAGGGCGACCGCCGACATCATGGCGGCCTTACTTCCTGAAACATTCTGGGAGGTGGACGACGATCTCTGCGACTGCGTCTATCAGCGGATTGGAATGTGGACAAATCCCTACCTCGCGGAAACGCTGGAGGTGCGGATGTGCTGCATCTGGAAGGAGATGTACAAGCTGTTTCCCGGACTCGTGCGAGTTACTCCGGCTTACCACAATTACAATACGGGCGAGTGGGTGACGGAGCCGGCGGAGTGGAACGGTGAGTTCGACATGCCCCCTGCACTCTGGTACCGACAGATTGCTCGCAGGACAGGCCGCTCAGTGATTGACGTACGCGAGGAATATCGGTTCCGGGATGGTGAACGACCGCGAGGGATTCCCCGGCCACAGGAACCGGCTGAAGAGACAGTAGATGTGATCGGCGTGCTGTTCGACATGATCAATGGCCTGGCTCAGGAGATAGCGGCATTGAAGGAGCCAGCATGAAGCCGCGAACTGAGGAAAAGGTCCCGCAGACAACGTTCGTGCAGCCCTGGGAAAAGGCGTGGGAGTTGCGTGAGACGAATCACCTCACCCGTGATTACAAGTCCCTCCGCCGCTGGCAGTTCATCTACGTGCTCCGCGACGACGAGATCGCGGAGTGGGTGCGCGATCTTGGGCCCGCATCCGATTTCCCGGACTCCTCGGAGCTACGCATCTTCAGCCTGTTTCAAGACGAGGTGCAAGCGCTCATCGACCAGGCAGAGGACATGAGAAACGGATCTCGACTGTTTCACGAGATGCTATTCGAGCATCAACGGACCAGCACCCTTATCCCTGACACGCTGGCATGGGCGCACGAGCGCCAGAAACAGCGGCGGAACGCATCCACCTTCGGGCCGGGATTCACAAAGCAACGAAATTTGTTCCTCAGAAAGGCAACGACATGACATCACCTGCAACCTTTGAAGACGAGATCGACCTGGACGTAGCGATCTCGGAAATGCGCCGTCAGCATTCGGAGACTCACAACTTCGACGCCGGCGAGCTGGTCGGAGAGGAAGATGGCCTGATTCGGGGCATGAAGGGCAAGAGCACATCTGTTTGGGTAACGATCTACCACCGGCAGACGGGGTTGACTTCTCATGTCACGCCTGACAGGGCAAAGAAGAAGCTGACCGAACGCGATAGCCGGGGACAACTTGTGTTCACGCGTACCCCGTTGCCCGGCAAAGAGTACGTCATCGATTCCGTCACACACATGCCGAAGCTCGTGCCCGCCCATCGCCAGCTTTGCCGGTTGCACCCGGATCATCCAGACCGGGCCTGGCTAAACGAGATTGGCCTTGAGGGTCAGGAATGCAGCGTGGACAACCTTCCCAACAACTTCCAGGCGGGGATGCACATGCGCCGGAAGCACAAGCAGGAGCACGCGACGATCGAGGCTGAGATCGAGAAGCAGGAGAAGGCGCGCGCGGAGGAGATGACCCGCAAGCAGTTGGAAGCGATGCAGGCGATGGCAGGTGGTGCAATTGCCCCGCCGGCGGCCGAAGTCATCCATTACTGCCGAACCGAGGGCTGCACGCGATTCTTCGATTCGCCGCAGGGGTTGCGGTTGCACCAGACAAAGGAGCATTCCTGATGGAGATCTCCCTCGTGAAGATGGTATTGCCAGGCAACGGAAAAGGAAGGTAGCTCATGAGACTGCCAGCTTTGAGTGACGAAGAGGACATCATACTTCAGAGACAGATTGCGACGGGGCAGGTGTCGGTGACGACGGCTGTCACGGAGATTGGGGCTGCGCGTAATGCCCGGCGTGAGGTTCTCATCAAGAACCTTTCAACGAGCGTGACCGTGTACGTCGGGACGGCGCGGGTAACGACCACAACGGGGTTTGAGTTGCTTGTGGGGGAGAGCGTCACAATCAGTGCGAACGCGGCGATCTACGGAGTCACGGCGTCGGGCACGGCTACGGTTCACTATCTCGAGGAGTGGGACTGATGCCGAAAATCTCTTCCGGAGGTTTCACCCGCAACAACTATAAGCTCTTCACCTTTACCGGTGCTGCTGGGTTTGGGGCGATCGGCAACTGCACCGTCTTTACCGTCACCGGTGCAGTTCACGTCGTCTCGATCGATTCCGTAGTGAAGGTGAGCGTGGCGGTGGATGGGGGCACCGGCACGGCCAGCCTCTCGCTGGGCATCGTCAACTCAACGACGCTGTTCAATGGGGCGGCCATTTCTGCCGTGGGCCTTACCAGCACGAATAAGCACTGGCAGTCCATAACACCGACCGCAAACGGCATCGCTCAGGCCGCAACGCAGCAGGACATCGACATCTCTCAGAACATCGTGGCGGCGGTGACAAGCTCGGGAACCCAGCTCGTGAACGGCGGAGAGATCGAGTTCCGGGTGGTTTGGTTCCCAATTACTTCAGACGGAAACCTGGTGGCAGCATAATGGCCTCACTTTCTGACTACGCTGAACCCCTCGTCCTTGACCATATATGGAGCGATGGCGCGTTCACTGAGCCTGCCAACATCTACATGGCTCTCTGCACCACCATCCCCACGGACGCCAGTCTCGGGACCAACATCGTTGAGGCCACCTATACCGGATATGCCCGGAAGGAGATCCTTGCAACCGACCTGTCAGCAGCAACCGGAAGTGGCAAGACCAACTCTGCCGCCATTACGTTCGCAGCCTGCACCGCCGGTACCAGCACGATTGTTGGCTTTGCTATCTGTGACGCCAGTGCCACAGGAACGGGCAACATCATCTGCTGGGGCACCTGTACCAGCAAGGTCATCGACACCAGCAACACGCCGCCTACGATTGGCGTCGGAATCCTTGTAATAACATTGGACTGATGAAGATGGAAGAAGCACGACACGCACTCCGAAGCTACGATTACGTCGAAGAGAGCGGGCATTGGTTCTCTCGCGTGAGGCGGATGACCACGCAATCATGGAGGGAAGCGGGTGAGGGATTCCTGCGGTTCGACCCCGAGCACGGCGCCTGGATTCCTATCCCTTACGAACTCAAGCCTGAGTTCCAGGGAGTGGAGCGCTTGAACTTCCGGCTGGCCGAACATGCCGCGTGTTTTCTTTGGATCTGGCCAGCCAGCTACGTTGCCCAGATATACAGCGACGCCTGGGAGGCAAGGAAGGCTCATGCTGAGAAGAGGGCGCTGGAGAAAGGACAGGATGCTGTCGAGGCCGCTCGGATAGCGGTTGCGGAGTTCACGCCAGAGGTTGAGGCGGCTGTAGCGGCGGCGATTGCAGAGGAAACGGCTGTTCCAGAGGTAGCGGCGAAGCACTGGTGGAACCGCTAACGTGGCAGTAACGTTTCGTTCGGCTGGCGCGATCGGCGCCAACGCGACCACCACGACTCTTGCTGTGGTAGTGCCTGCCTCGCTTGTAACCAACGACATCCTTGTCATCTCCGTCCTCAACAAAGATAACCAGGTCTGCACGTTTCCCTCTGCCGAGGCGGACGGCATCTCGGCGTGGACGAAGTTCGTCGAGGTCAACAACACGACTGCCGAGATGCTGACGCTTGCCTGGGCACGGGTGACAAACGGCGCGAACGCGTCCGGCAACACAGTCAACGTCACGAAGCCGACCGACAACAACGTCCTCTTCTGTGGTGTGGCGTCAGCCTGGATTGACTGCAAGCTAACCGGCGATCCAACGACGGGCGCGGGGACGCCAACAACCAGCGCGAACGCACTCTCTGACACAGTTACCTACGCGACCTTCGATCCAACGATCGCCTGCCACGTGGTGGCCGTGGGCGTTTACAACGAGAACCTGACAACGGCGAACGGCATCAGCGGGACAAATCCTACACTGACGAACCGCTGGGACGAAGAAACACCGACCGGCTCGGACGGTTCGATCTTCGGCTACTCGGGCGATTCGGACGGGGCAGCCACGGGAGCACGCTCACACACCACAAGTTCGAACGCGGACGCCATCAACATCGGCTGCCTCTTCGGGCTAGAGGCAGCGCCGGTTGCCGCTAACCTTGTTCTCCAATCGGTAGACGCTGTATCCTCCCTGTCCAATGTCACAATTGGGACACCGCTTGTCACCCTTGATCCTGTCAATGTGGTGTCTCTTCTCGATAACGTGCTCATCAAGGCCAATGCCTACCTTGATCTCCAGGCTATAGGAGCGGTGTCGCTGGTAGACAACCTTCTGATCAAGGCGAACGCGTACATTGCCTGCCAGGCCGTCGATGGTGTATCAAACCTTCCCAACATAGCGCTGTCCACTCCGGCACCGATCACGCTGCAAACCGTGGACGCGGTGTCCAGCTTGCCCAACCTGACACTGGCCTCACCCGCATCGCTAACGCTTCAGCAAATCGACGCTATATCCAGTCTTGCGAACGCCGAGATTGGCACGCCGCTTGTAACGCTGCAATCGATAGCCGGGGTGTCGAACCTGCCGAATATCGAGATTGAGACGCCAGGAGGGGAAGGCCCCTCGACAAGGGGCTCGATGCTCTTGAAGATAGGAGGAAGGTGAATGCCTGGCAAGCAAGTAAAAGACTGGCCGAAATATGAGGCCCTCCGCAAGAAGGGCCACAGCAAGGAATCAGCGGCCCGCATCACGAACGCGGGCAGGAAAGGGAAGAAGTAGATCATGGAAGTGACGATAAGCGTCGTTCAAGACGGTTGGGGCGTTGCTCTGCAATTCCCCGATCAACTGACTCCCAAGCAAGCCCATTCTGTGAGCCAGGCACTGGAAACTGCCAACAGAATGATTGACGAGAGGAAGAAGTAGATGGCCATTCACGAAAAACACATGAAACCGAAGAAGATGCCGGCAGGCATGCCTCGAATGCCAGTCCCGCCGAAACAGGCGCCCGGCAAGCCCGCGATGCCCGGTAAGGAGATGGGCATGGCAATGAAGGGCGCTGGCCGGCTCGGCAAAGGGCAAGGGATGGCAAAGAGGAAGAAATGACCTCCGGGGCGCCCGACGAGAACGCTGTCACCTTTGTGTCAGCGGAGCAATTCAACCTGGCCAACCTTCGCAGGAAGGCCGGGTGCGGCGAAGCCTGCTCGCTTCTCATCACGGGCGACACAAACTCCGAAATCAAGGTGATGCATAACGGGATGCTGAAGCGGTTTGGTCACACGCCGCCGAATGTCACGAACGCCGTCATTGCCTGGCTGGCGAGGGAGAAACACTAATGCCAACGCTGGCCGCGTACTCCCGCGAGATCGTAAAGCGCTTCCCCGACGCGGGGGAGGCATGGGCGATCGCGTCCCTCGCGGTAGGCAGCGCCGTCGTCTCCGGCCGTGCGATTGGATCTCTCTCGACGCAGAAGTATGAGGGCCAGTACATGCTCCGGCGGGACACGTCCCAGGCGGCCGACCGCCAGCGCCGCTGTTCCAGCTTCACCGCCGCATCTGGAACCTTCAGCCATACCGGCACGAACTACGCCGATACCACCGCCACCAGCGAAACCCTTGAGGTGTTGCGTTACGAACCCTTCATGATCGACAACGCCATCGACCTGGCGATTCAGCGGCTCCACCGGCTCGACATTGACATCGTGCCCGCGCGCACGGGCGTGAATCGCTACTGGCTGGGCAACTACACCTGGATACAGGAACCCGGCGACATCGTGGACGTGGGGCTCTGTTCGTCGCCCGTGCTCTCACGGGACCGCTACCTCAATAAGTTCAACACGGTGAACACTTCCGGGGTGTTGCAGCCGGACAGTTGGACGCTGGCGGGCGCCGCCGGGACGATGGTGCGCTCCACCACGCAGGTAGACCCTGCTGGCGGGCCGTACAGTATCGCCCTGACGCGCTCGGGGACGAACCTGACGCTCTCGCAGACCGTGGGGCTACTGGACACCGGAGTAAGCGCCGAGTCGCTAGCAGGGGGCACACAGACGGTTACGGCTGTGGCCCGCGGCTGGAGCTCTGTAGCCTCGCAGGTGCGCGTCCAGCTTGTCGCCACCGGCGACGGCACCACCAACAGTAGCTGGCATACGGGCGGCTCCGGCTGGGAAGAGCTGAGCGCCGAGCGGACGCTGGCGAGCACCGCCACGACATTGATCTGCCGGCTGGCGGTGGACACGGACAACGCCGTCGTCTACGGAGGGCAGCTCTACCTCATCTTCGGGACACTGAACGATTCCGTTCGCCGCGACAATTACGCCGTTGACTGGCTGGGGCGTGACGAGTGGAGTTTCGACCAGTCCACCGCCTACATGCAGCTTTACGCGCCGGTGAGGGGGCAGGGCTCGCAGATCGTCTTGCGGACGAAGCGCGCCTATCCCGGCTTCGACGCCACCCGGCTGACGGCGGGCTCGTCTGACGCGGACATCCTCGACGCCCCGCTTACGCCGGTAGCCGTCGGGGCGATGGCGGAGCTATTCCGGGCGCTCGCGGGACACAAGGACGCGGGGGCGGAGGACAGGGTGCGCTACACGGGGCTCTGGAGCTACTGGAACCGCCAATTCGAACAGCTCGCCCTTGAGCACCTGGGGGTGCCTTCAGGACCGGCGGCGGGCGGCTCGTTCCCGTTCCCGCGAAGGACAACTGCCTGGCCGGCGAGGGTATAGGGCTGTGGATACGACGACAGCGACCGTCGAGGCGGTGGAGGTGCTCCCTTATGAGCCTTCGGCCATAGACCGGGCAATTGCCCGGTTGCTAGGGAAGTGGCGGAATGGCTGAGGGGAAGAAGCTCTACTTCGCGGAATGGCGCGTTGCCACCCCCGCCTTCAACTCCTATGAAGACATCCAGTACGGGCAGGGTGAACTCGGGACTGACTTTACCGACAATTGCGACGGACGATGGGGACTCACATTAGGCCCCCTGATCAACGTCGTCACGTGTAGCACCTACGACACAGGGGGCATCACCCCCACGAACGCTCTTGGCGCGGCAGACTCGGGGACGATGAACGCGACGGTGTTCCTCTACGTGGCGCGGGGAAGGGGCATCGCCAAGATCACGGCCTCGACGCTGGCGCTGGCGGACCCGAGTGTCATCATTGACCTGACCGAAGCGGCATCGGGGCCGCCGGTCTACTCCCGGTCGGCCAACGGGACGCAGATGATCTCGTTCCCCATGGACAATACGGCCTACCACAACATTACGACGGTGGCGAACGCAGGCAGCGCGGACACGGCCAGCGCGAACAACGAGGGGACAATCTGCCGCATTCTCGGCTTCGGGGGCAGCAAGAACCAGGTCGGGTTTTACGGGGGGTTCGGGCGTTCCGGGGCGGCGGGGACCGCCATGAACACAATCCGCGAGAACATCCTTTCGGGTGTCGTGACAATGGACGCCTCGGCGTGGAGCACAGTGGCGACGGTGACGGATAGTCTGTCGCCGACAAGCTGGGCAATGGACGACGATTTCTGGCTGCCGGGCACGGATCGGGGACCGCTCTTCGTGGAGGCCCGGTTTACGGAGTTCCGGCCTCTCATCGGCTCGATCTCCCAGAACGCGGCCAACAAGGTGATCCAGATCGACTGGTACGGCATGAACGTTCTGATCTGCAACGCCACGGGGACGCGGTACAGCACCTCGCTTTCCGGCGAGAGTGTCGGGCCAGGGCTGTTTCCCCGGAACAGCTCGCCCGTGCAGGGGCGCTGCACCGGGGCGGCCGGGTTGGAGCGCTGGCTCATCTGGAACGAGTACAACGTCATCACGGGGGAGACGTACGTCCTGGCGGCCCGACCCCGGCAATCGGGGGATGGGCACAACCAGCCCCTTTCCTTCTATACGTTGGCGACGCTGACGAACACGGAGAGCCGGTTCTGCAAGGACATAGGCACGCTGGGAGGCGCGACCTCGCCACGGGTGTTGATGGGGCATGACACGGCGGCGGCGCCGGGCAACGTTGCCTGGTGCAAGTATGGTAGGGTGGCCCGCTGGTACGACGACACCGCTTACGACTTCGCGGCAAGCGGGACGTGGTATGGCACGAAGCTGCTCCGTCAGCCTCATTGGAAGAAGAGGATCAAGTACATCGAGATCGACGGACTTTCGGACATGACAAGCACCGAGACGATCACGCTGCAAATCGACATGGTGAACCCGGACACGGGGGTGACGAGCACGCAGACATGTGGGGCGGCGATCAGCAAGAACGGGACGACGCGAATCTGGGCGAAGGAAGGCGACCCCTGGCTGAGCGTTTCTTTCCGGCCCCGGCTGGTGTTCGCGCGGGGGGGCACGACGACAACGAGCCCGAAAGTGGCGCCGGAGGGGATCTTGAGGATTGCCTACGAGCTGGAGGAGCTGGCCATTGACGGCAGGCTGCCTAACGAGGCTCCGCCGTGAGTACCCCGCCAGAGGTTCTGATTCGGGAGATGGCCGACGAATTGGACAGGTTGCGGGCGGAGCTTGACCTGCTAAAGCGCTGGGCGGTGAACCGGGACAATCACGGGCTGAAGGATTTGGTGAGCGGTACAGGAAACCAGCGGTACATGGGGAACAAAGCGCGGATTGACCCGACGGGGATACAGGCGCTTGCTTACCCGGACGAACAGTTTGCCATCTGGTTTCTGAGTCGTTTTCATCCTGTGCCAAGCACAGTGTCGTATGGTTCCCTATCCGGGTCAGTATCTCAGGATAATGGCAGCGCACAGGTATTCCTACGTGCTAAGACGGTATCAGATTATGCCCGCTTAGGTGTATTCGCAGAAGATGCCACCTCTCTATATTATACGTTTAGTGATGGCCCATTTTCTGTCAACCCTGTAACTGGTGATCCAGCTACTTTACAGGATAGTTGGGTTTGGTATCTCACCACCACCGACAAGTTCCGAGGGCGTGCCAACGGCGCCACCGACAACTTCGCAATGGAGGGCTGGGTTAGTGGCGCCTTTGTCCCTCTTGGAGCTAACTGGACAGACCTGACAGACGGCGGGGCCACGACGCTACACAGCCATGCGGGAGGCGGTATGAACCTATTAGTCAAGGAAGCTGACGAGACTGTAAACAACTCTAGCGTCTTGCAAGATGATAACGAGATTCTGTTCGCCGTTGCGGCTAACGAAGTTTGGCAATTCGAAGGGGTATTAAACATCAGTGTTATAACAGACACCACCTCCTTCAAGATGACATTTACTGGCCCTTCAGGTGCAGTTGGCTCATTCTCTGCAATCCGCTACACGAGTGTTGGGGCTATCGACTCAGATTCGGGAAACCTTGGCACAAGTATTAGCATGTCGGCAGGCGTTGGAAGAGCAGTTTACTTCTGGGGAGGTATTCACAATGGGGCCAATGCTGGAAACCTTACGCTACAGTGGGCACAAAACAGTGCTGCCGTAGAGGATACAAAAGTATTGGCAGGCTCCTATATCAAGTGGCAGGCAGAGACATAATGGCTACCATCCCTGCAATCACCATCCCTGACACCGACCTTCTAGACGTGCTCGCGGGGGTCGAACGTACCTGGCACAAGGACGCTATCAATCTGATAGGGACAGAAGCGGCCTACGATGCCCTCGCTGACCGCCAGAAGCTCCGGGCCTGCACCATGGCGTTCTACCGCATCCATGCGCGAAACTTACGGAGAGAGCTGGCAGAGCGGGCCATCTCGGTCCCGGAGGTAACGCCGGCATGACGAGGACGCGGCACACCTACCCCTTCCGGCCGATGGGCATCCGGCGCCTGAAGCGGCTCCTGGGCTCCATGTACCCGGCCTTCGTAAACTGCGTCGAAATCTGGAGAGCTCCACGATGACGGGCGAGCAGGTATCGATGCTGGCGCGGGCCGTGGGTGCCGTCGAGGCCGAGGTCAAGTCCCTGCGCCTTGATTGGGAGAAAGAACGGCGCGAGTGGTGCAAGCACCTCACGGACATCCGCAACACCCTCAGCTCGATGGAGGCTCGCCATGACCGGAACGATGCACTGGCGACGGAGCAG